TACTTCTTGGCGATTTCGTAATCGAGCTTCGGTACGCCATCAGAATCCGTATCCTGTTTCATGACAAGGACTTTATAGTTGTCAATCTCTGTCTTCGCTTTTGCAAGTGTCCTATAATCTTCAAGGTCAAGAATCTCTTTGAATACGCCAATGAAGAACGGCAACATAATAGTAGGGTCTAAATCTGGCTTTATACAAATCTGCTTAGGCGGCGCATACCAACGAGCTTTTCTGTCTTTGGTATAAGTTTCATATGCAACCCTAAAATCTTCGCCGTATGCATCAAGCAGATATTCAGAAGAAGAGAAGTATGTCATATCGAATGCGAACCTAAAACAGTTGTCAGATATTGCATAAATACGCACATAGTTGAGCGGGCATTGTTTCAGCCAAAAAGAATTCTCGTCTTCGATTATTATTCCGCAGAAAGCGCCCTGTAACAAAGCGTATAATATAGCTTGCGGCGCAGTTTGCTTCATAGTGTATCGCTCGAAATCGTTTATCGTTTCAACATATGTCTTCCTATACTTGGCATCTTGCGCAGTAGTGAGTGTTTTTGTGAACACTTTATCTGGCACGATATAATAGTTAAAGGTCGGGAGAGTGGCGTAATAGTTAAGCAATCTACGATATTGCGGAGATACGATGTACAACCATAAACTCATCTGACGCAAGCGTTGCATATTCGTGGTTGTAGTCGGGTATTCCAACATATCAGCTAGGTCTTTTGAGGTGTACTTTCTGCCGATATAAGACTCGTATCTTGAGTTCAGCAGGTCTTGCACTAACTGCTCTTTTATTCTTACGAACATCGAGCGCTCAAAACCCATAATGTTATCCCTTTGCTCTTGGGAAAGGTCTTCCATCTTCTTAATCTTCGCCACCTCCTTTCTTGAAAAATAAGCATAAAAATAACGGCTACAAAAACAGCCGTGTCAAAATTTTCGTATAACTGGTTTCTTAAATTGGAGCGAAAAATCTCGCCCGTCTTCATCATCTCTCGAACGTTGTTTTCTGGCTATGCGTTCGATAACGTAATTATTATAAGCCATAGAAGAATATCTATCCTTACGCATACCACTACGTTCTTTGAGTTTAATTTTCGTACCATTCACTTCCGTCTTGAGGTTAATAAGTTCATCGATAAGAAGTGTTGTTTGCACATATGGCATCAATATGTCTATCTGCTCTTTTGATGTAGCTTTCCTAAACTTTGCGTCATTCTCCATGAACGTGTTCTTGGCGTCAACTTGGTCAATCAATAAATTAATTTTGCCAACGTCAATAGAGTTACGCAAATAAGTAGCAATCTGGTTATTGAATTCTGCATTCGCCTTTATAGACCACACACACCTTCTCGCATTTCTTACTTTGCATCTACTAGCCATGTAATCCCTTGGGTTAACAGTAGTTAATGCGCCATATGAAACGCCCGTTTCTGGGTCGTAATGGTCTTGGCAGATATAATCGAATACAGGTGTACCGATACCGTTCGTATCCAATACTAAGTCCGTACAGTTGTAGAGGTAGAAATAGCGCATAATATACATGCCTAATTCATCTGTAGTCAGCCCTTCGTATGGTTCAAGTAACAGGTAATTAGATACAAAACCGCCGTTCTTATTTGGTATAGCGCAGTTTATAAGTATCGAGCTTGCATCATTCTTATGTTTGACGGACGCCATCAGCGCAACGTCAACAGATAAAACTCTTCGCTCGCCACGGGTAAGCGCGGGTACTTTTTCTTTCCCAGTCATTACATCCTTTAGTTTTGGAAGTGCATTCTTTAGAATCCTTCGTTTGGTTATGTTGTCAAACCTAAAGAACGATTCTTCGGTATCGCCGTAGAACATACACTCCATTTCCATCATCCATGTAAGCTCGTTAAAATCGTCTTCTGACATTTGGTCTTCAACTCTTTCACGAGAAAGAAGATGTTCAAGGATTGCAATCTGGTACGGCAGACAGCAAGCAAAATACTTTCTGTAAGTCGGAGCTACCATCTGCTTAACATATGTTTGGAGTTTCTTATAACTCCAATGCGATTTGTACCAAGCAGAAGATGCATATAATTCCTTGTTCTGTTCGCGTGGGTAATTTGCATACTCTGGCTTATTAAGGAAAGCGGGTTCACGCTCTGACGATAAGAACTTAGTCAATACCGTGTCAATGACATGCTTATCTGTCTGAACAAACTCGTCAACGAACAAAATGTTAGCACGGTTTCCTCTGGCGTTATCATTCATAGTTACGACCTTAATCCAAGAGCCGTTCTTGAAATAACACTCGCCATTATTCGCCGTTGCGCTTATATCTTTCTGCTTGCCTTTATCCGCAATCTCATACCGAAGGTTCGCGGACTTCTTCATGAGTTCATCTTGAATCTTCAATAGTACAAGGTTGCCTTGCGTTCGCGTGCTTGACGCAATAACTATTTTACTATTCGGGTATAATATACACCGCACACAGCAAAAGATTGCAATTAAATAGGTCTTTCCTAGACCACGCGAACTGAATAATATAAAGAAATTGCTATAGTTCATCATGAACAGCAATATCTTTTGGAATAATCTTAGCGTGATTCCGTCAAAGTAGTCCTCAACGAACCTATGCGGGTTCTCACGATAAAAAGATGCGGAGCGACCAACGGCATTCATCAGCCGTCTTTCGCGCCTAGCCTTTATCTGGCTTATGGTTAACTTGCTCGAATTTTTTGTCAAATCATATCACCCCCATCGCCGAAGATGTCGTCAGTCGATAAGTCTTCATCTTCTTCATAATGGGGTTTTGTTACTGTATATTTTTTGATTTCTTCATCGTACAAATCTGAAAACTCGTTTCGCTTGCCGAATACACGAGTAAGTCCACCAAAGAAGAAAGTCCCAATGTACTTAAATATGTTGTCCACATCCTCAAATGCGGGGTCTTTTTCTATTGGTCTGTCCTCTTCAAATTTCTCTATAAGCTGACCATATGAATATGTGTCCTTTTCGTCAGCCTCAGTAATTGGTTGAAGGTTAGCCGCACTAATAGTGTCGTTCAGACTCTTTACCAATTTACTAATATCAGCACCAGTCTTTGACGCGTTCCTAATATTAAGTTGCATCAAACAGATGCTCTTAATCATTTCCTCAAGTGACTTCTGATTACAGTCATAACGCCTCACCCAATCTTTGTACTGTTCGTGCAAGAACTTATACTCTTCTGGGGTGTATCCTTCGCCAAACATACCGATTACCTTTTGCGGCACTGTTATGTTTGACGCATCATCCATGTCGTCTTCACAATCAGAATCGTCAACAACTGGTTTTCTGGGGTCAAGAAGTCCCTCTTCGCGCAATGTGTCCTCAAATGTCAAACCTGCATACTTTGTCAGGTTCATATATTTTATATATTCACTTATCTTTTGAGAACCAACCGATTTCAATTTGTCAACAAGGTCTTCATCATAATAGGAATCCGTGTACATACATATAATACGGAGCGCCGCTTGCTCGTTGCCGTAAGTTACTAATGCCGCTTGGTATATCTGAGATAAACAGCTTTTACAAATCGGCACCACTTTTGCAAATGCATAATTCCTATTTTTAGACTGGTAAAACAGTCCGCCAGTCTTGCTACCTTCCTCACCGCACCTTACACATTGCACTTTGGTTGATGATGGTACTAAATCTAAATTCTCCGCGCTAGTCGGGTTTAATAGGCGGTCTAGTGTTCTTGTTTTACGCTTTCCTGCCATCGAAGAATTTATCCTTTAATGCATCAAGTGTGAAATCATATCCGAGATTCATACCGCATGTATCTTGCGCACTGTCAAGCAATTCGCAAATAATGTCGTATTCATCCTCTGTTAATTCCACAGATAAAAATGCATCATCATATTTCATTAGAATTCGTCCGTATCGACATCTTCTGCGTCTTCGTAATCGCTATTGTCTACGACAGCTTTCTTAAGACCTTTATCCATTGAGAACCTTAATATGTTATGGGCGGGTACGTGATATGTTTTACCATTAATCTTGCAATCAGATTCGTCTCTAAACTCAACCGTAAAAGTCCCAAGCCCGATAAGCCTCAAAGAATCACCGCCATCAAGACTGACCAGAAAATCTCTTAATACATCCAAGAAGTCCCCGACTAACTTCTTTACTACTGGCGCAGAATATTCATCGTGTCGCGTCTTCCACCAAAACTTAATGAAATCGCCACGATTGTATATAACGCACTTTTCTCCATCTTTTCCTTTACATTCTCTCATATAAATAATTCCTTTTCTCCATTATACGCAGACGTCTACTGGGTAAAAAGCTTGTATGCCGCAGTCATCGACCACGCATACAGCCTGTGTAGGTCTGCTTACTAATCTATTCTTTGCTATGTAATCTCCGCCGCTGACGAATGTTCCACTGCGAATAAGAGACACGCCGCTAGATTCGCTATAGTCAGTCGTATGCTTATGCCCCATAAATATTCCATCTGGTATTTTATGGGTAAACATGACTAACTTCTGTACGCCAGAAGAATCGAACGTGTCTATGTCACCGTGAACGGCGAAGTAACACTTTCCTCTAATTTCCCAACTGACAATCGTTGGGTCTAAATATTCGCCGATAAATTTTATATTACCGATATTTGACAATTTAGCTTTAAGATACCAAGGTATTAAATCGTCCAGTCGCTCGTCACGCAACACCTCATCCTTTTTACCAATACGAGAGTGGTTGCCCGCTATACTTATAACGTTGACTGTATTGAAAGACATAGATAGTTCATGTAGGAACCATCCGATATCTTCCGCCGCCTTGCAAAGCTGTTCAACGAGATTTGTTCTACCTTCGAGCGCTTGCGTGTAATGTATACGCCCGTCTATCTGGTCACCAAGAAGGACTACGTAAATCGAATCGCTCTGGTGTCTATACCCAATACTTTTTATTTTTGCCAAGTAATTACCCAAGCGGGATATGGCTACATCCTCGTTGTATTCGTCATTAAGCGCAGTTCGCTTCGCAGACCAACCGCAGTGGTAATCTGACAGGCAAGCTACAATATCATTATCACCGCTAGATATAACTAACTGCGTATCATCATAATCGGCATAAGGTGTACTCGCGCTAATCATTTCACTTATGCGCTCAAGTGTATCATTAAGGCGCGTTTCGCTTCTGAGTTCCCTTGAGTAAGCCGCACGTTCATCCCTATATTTAACCCTAGCCTCTTCTAGCTTTCTCCGCTCCTCTTTGAGGTTGTTAATATATGTGGTTTCACTCAGCTTATTAAATACACCCGCTTCATAAAATGAACGAGCCGCCGCTACCTGTTTGCGATATGCGGACTCTCCGAGATAATCCTCTGGGTCGTCAAATAATTGTTGGTTTACAGTATGGACGACATCTTGCCAATTCTTGTATACACCCGTACGAATAAGACCATCAACCCGCCAGAGATACTGCTGTTTGTTTTCATGCGGCTGTTTAATTAATTGGTTCATACAAGTCCTCGAAGCTGTCTAAGATTTTGTCTGAGATTCCAAGAGCCAAGCTTTCCTGTGCGGTAACATACCATTCATCTTGCGCACGCTCTTCATACATCTCCTTCGTGATGTTCGTCCTGTCAATAATATATGCACCCAACGCATTCACCTGTTCCTGATAGTTCGCTATCTGGCTTACTATCTCGCTAAAACTACCGCCAAACTGCCCTGCTCCTTGGTGAATTAGGAATGTACTATTCGGGAAGCAATACCTTTCATCAGCGGCGATATAAATATAAAATCCCGCGCTGTATGCCTTAGAGGTATTGATTGCCACAACTGGCGTTTTGCTCAATGCAATTGCGTCACGTATAGCCGTTGTCACATCTAAGTCACCGCCGTTGGTCGCAAGAATAATTTTAATCTTCTTACGTTCCTCGACTGGCTTACCAAAATCCTCGGCGTTCCAGTACATTATCCACTTAGCGATATCTGTGCATGATTCATCTACATCATAATCAAGCCAAATAGTACGCTCGGCTATGTTGTTATGGTACAACAACGCTTCTGGCGATGTTACGTCCTTTGTGAATCCGTCATCAATTTTAATGGGTATGATATCCAATTTGCAGATTCCTCCTTTAATTCTCTTGTGGCTTTTTACAGCCTAATAAACATCCCTTGATTCGCGCATATAACCTTGAAAGATTTATTACGCTTAGGCAATTCCTTTTCAAGCAGTCGCTTAAGATTATCTTTAGCCTCTGTGGAGCCATGCTGTAGTATGAGCTTTTCTGTTCGCAAACCCGCTCCGATTTTAACCAAATCATCACATGGCGCATGACTGCTAAACGTTTGTAACGCAACAATATTTATTTTATTTTCAACGCTTCGCCCATTTATCTTGATTGCCTCATTGGGTTTACTATTCTTGATTCTATACGCGAGATAACTATTATCCCCGCCAAGATAGCCAACAAAGACAAGTGAGCTATTCGGGTCATTAAGGTATTCTTGAAGCCAAGCTGTTACTCTTCCGTTTGTACAAAATCCTGAACTGCTAAGTACAACCACTGGCTTATCTCTGTTTTTTATAGCCGCAATAGAATCCTTTTTATCGGCAGTGAACTTTATATTCTCCCACGCAAGAACTTCTTCCCACTCGACCTTATCAACGCCCTTAAGTACCGCTGAATAGTCCTTGCATATGTCGCGCATAAGCGGCGAGTCAATAATCACATCAGTCTTGAAAGAATTATCATTGCCAAATATTTTATATAAGCTGTAGAGGACTTCTTGCGCCCTT